CCCATAATCAAATACCGCATATCATCCATCAGATGGTCGAACTCTTTCACAATCTTGCCGTCCTCGTCCCGCCGGTAAAGCCTATACTCTGCCTGCCAGTTCTGCAACGTCCTGAATATTTTAAGGCGGCCGGTCGATAGCCGCTCCCATACTGCATAGATACCGGCCTCAACCGCGTTCTTGGCAGGTGTCAGGTTCAGGCCGAGGTCAATGTAGGATGCCATCAGCCGAGTACCGTCCTCCTGGCTCCGTCCTCGAGCCGCCGGGTCAATCAGGCCCGGTATCCATTCGCCCCTCGCCTTGATGGCAGTGGCATGGATGGACGGTTCGGCCTGGCCGCGGTAGTGCTCGGTGTAGAGGTAGACGCAGTCAATCGACCGGTCCCATGCACCCCACAGGGCCGCGGTCCGCTTCCAGCCAACGTCCAAAGCGTAGCACCTGGGCCAGTAGGCCGGGAGCTGGAACGGGTCGACCAGGATTTCGGTGAGCTCAATCGGGTAGATGGCCCCGGCACCGAGCGAGGGAATGCCGTGCTCGCGTGCATCGCGCAGGTACGGAGGCGTGCTGGCCCAGAGATCGTTCTTGGTGCGCTCGTCGAGATGTGGGACATCTGACCAGCCCGCCTGGACGAGATACTTCGATGGCGAAATCTCAGGCATCAGAGCTGTCTCGCCGTCACGGAATCAGGTCCGCCCCGATCGAGTAGGTCATGTCGCTGGCTCCGTCCGCCGTGTGGGTGACTAGCACACGCCAGGTGCGGGGTAGGGCGAAGGCCGCCGCCACGTTGGCCGAGGCCGTGACCCCGGGATGTACGGTCATCAGGGTAGTGCCGGTCGCGGTTTTGCTCGCGCCTTGCAGTAGCGTGTAATACTTGCCACTGGTCGGGTCTTTGCCCTGAATGGTCACCACGATGGTATGGGTCGAGCCGCCCGCCGTCTCAGCGGTGATGTCGAGCACCAGCTGCACGCCGCGGTGGCTTAGGTTGTCGAAATCCTGAGAGTTGTGGGTCTCGTCACGCACACCGGATGCGAAAATCGTCCTGTGGATATTACCAAATGGCTTTTGAAGGCCGCCTTCCCCGTCTTGTAGTTCCATATCTCAATCCTCTGTTGTTTGCTGTTAAAAACTGGCAGCTTCTGCCGCTTTCCGACTATATGCTTACCCGGCCCCTGCCGGTTTGCCCATGCCGCGCGCCTGCATATCTCGGGGGCGTACGGTTAGGGAGCGACAGCCTATCGACGCGCTGCCAGGCGCCGTTCGGAGGTAAAGGGACCGCCCCATAATTCTCAATACCGCGGCCGCGGTGGCCGCTTGTTATTGCGCTTCTTCATCACTCTGTCCGCCGGTCAGGAAATCGTAATAGGCCTGGGCCCTTGCGACGGTCTTGTCTGGATCGCCGCTGCGGCGCAGAAAGCCGCCGAAGGTCGCCTCGCTCTCCATCGCCATCCGCAGGGCGGTGGCGCGCAGGTCGATGTCGTTAATTGCCGTGGCGGCCGCCGCGCCAACAAGTTTTCCTTTGTTAATAGCGCCCTGTCTCATAGCTCCCATAGCTTTCTCCTCTCAGGTAGTGAAATCCGGCCGTTGGTCAGCCGGCATGAATTGCAAAACGACCTCGCTCATACCCTCGAGCGGGGTGAAGGTGATCATCACGATGCCATCCACCGTGGCGGTACGGATCAACTGCTCGCCGTAGACATCGAGCGGCGGCTCTTCGTCATCCCAGATGACATGCTTGCCTGTGCCCTCGAAACTGCCGCGGCCCTGCTCATAGGATTTGAATCCGAGGTCTGACCATCCGCCACTGATGTGCCGGACGTGGATGGTGTCGACGAGATCCGCGACCCCGGACTTCCATGTCGGTTGGCCCAGGGCCTTACCCGGGATGACGCCACGACCGTCCACGGTCTTGCGGCCCTCCTTGTACGAAACCTCGCCGAGCAGGCAGAGCTGCATGATGTCCCGCGTGGTCTCAAACCCCTTACCAGCGGCCCAGGCCGAGACGGGGTGAGTGAAGCGTCGCCCCTCCCACCAATCCGGGTACTCGCCGGTCAGGTGTGCCGCCATCTCGTAGGCGCCCATGCCGAGGGTCTTTCCGACCCGGTTCGCACACATCGCGCAGCGCTCCCGGTACTTCGCGCCCGCGGCAAAGAACTCCATGTGCTTCGGGTACTTGCCCCGGGCGTGCAGGGTCTGACCAGTCGCGATGAGGCCCTTCTGGATTTGCGTGCCTTTCCAGCGGGCGTCTTCCTCGGGGTAGAGCTCGTAGTAGAGCCGCTGCGCTTGGCGGCGGCGTTTCTCCTCGAGCAGGGACAGGAGTTGCAGCTTCTTCGCCTTGGGCAGAGCCGCGATATGCGGCGGCAGCCCTCGAGGCTCAGTGAACTGGATAGCCGCCATCGTCATGGGTCATGCCCTCATCGTTCGGCATATCAGCCAGCAGCATCGCGAGCTGGCGGTTGATCTGCTCCTCGGTCAGGTTGACTATCTCAACCGGCTTGCCATCCTTGCCGGTCAGTTCGCGCCGGTTCGTGTGGACGTTGCCCATCTCCTTGGCGACCGCCTCCAGCATCTCCTTCATTGCCACGTAGTTGCCACGCCTTTCGAACGAATCAGCAGCCCTCGACAGCTTTGCCACACGCACCGCCTTATTCGCGTTAGGAACACTGTTCTCGACGTGCTCGAGGAACGCCTTCCTGGCCTTCTCGAACAATTCGCGCCACTTTGCCGGGAGCTTCTTCCCGGCGCTCTTTCCAGGGTCGTAACGCTCCGTCGCTTGCGGGCTGACCTCTATGCCGAACTCGGCTTTCAGCGCCTCTGCCGCCTGTTTGGGTGTCGCAAAGCACGCCAGTTCGCGCACGAGAAACGCACGATGAACGTCTTGCAAGCCCTTCCCGCGCGCCATCAGCAGTCCTCAACCTCAGCACCAGGCGGTGAAGCGACCTTTGAGCCAGCCATCATCAACTCGAACAGCGTCTCGATAGAGAGCGGCGCGTTCATCGTTCCGTCGGCAGTACGACCGTTGTCCTCTGGCCTAATTAAGTGGATATAAAGGGATTCCACGACATCTAGTTCTTCCAGTTCACACGGAACGAACGCCCAACGATCAGTCTGTCGCTGCGCATGCTGCGACACCCGATAAAAGACATTTTTGGATTGTCCGACGTAAACGATTTTTCCTTGACGGATCAGGAAATACACGCCCGGGAACGAATCCATAGGGACGGCCGCACCGAGGATCTGCTCCGGGCCGACCATTTTTCTGCCAGTCAGGCGGTGAGACAGCCGCATCAACGACAGTTCGTGAACCAGCGTCCCTTTTGCATCATTGGCCACCCTCCGAACCAACTCGGCGATCTCGAACAGTTCCTTGGCCCGGCGCGCCATGCGTTTCTCAAACTCGTCGAGCAGCTCCCGCGCCGCAAAAAGCCTCGCCGCCTCCTCGTGCTCTGTCATGCCGCAGCCCTCAACAACTCTTTCGCCCGCTTCGGCGTGACCAATCCGCCGTACAACTTCCCGGCCAGCCGGGCCGCCACGACCTGCAGGGCTTGGCGTCGCTCTCGTCGTGGCGCATACTCGAGCAACCATTGGTATTCGGCCTGGTGCGCGGGGATTTCTTCGGCGAGCCGGAAGGCGGGCTCGTCGATGTAGCGGCGCCACCAGCCGGTGATGTCGACGCCCTGGCGTATGCAATGCACGACTTCGTGCACAACGAGTTGTGGCGGGACAAAGACGCTGGACGGGTTATAGATGCGATTGCCCCATGCGTAGATGATGCCGTGCCGACCACGCACGCCGAACGCCACATCAATCTCGTCGATGAGCGGCGGATAATCTGTCACGATTTGCGGATAATCTGTCACGATTTGCGGATAATCTGTCACGATTTGCGGATAATCTGTCACGATTTCAGGTATTTCAGTCATTTATGATCGTACAGCTCCGGCGTAAGCTCGCGTAACCCGCACTCCAGCGCCTCGTTCCGAACCGATTCCTTCAGCATCACGTCCATAAAATCGAAACCGCGATGGTAGCTGATACTGAGTTCGCGCTCTTTCATGCCTCCCCCTTCCTTTTTCGCTGAAAGAAAAAATCTTTATGTTGTGGATTCATAATGGCAAACAGCCTGGACAGGTCCGGGGCGCGGAGATTGTTTATCTTGTATTGGTCGTCTTTCTCGGCCAAAGCCGACTGCCAGCGGATGTTGTTGATGATAGCCATGGAGCCGAAATGCCTGACGTTCCGGTTGATGTTCCGGAAGGCGCGCTTCTCGAAGGCCAGATAAATGTGCCAATTTTGCTCAAGGAAGTCGGCAAATTGCGGACTGAACCCCTCTGTCATCTGCACCGACACAACGGCCTTTTCCTTGCGTGTCATGACTGGCTGGATTATCGGCGCCAGGGAGAGCTGTTCCATTGGCATGCTCATGCCGCTTTCCTCAGACACGTCCCGCAGGCCTGCCCGAGCTTCGCCGGCGTGATTTCTGGCCGCTGGGCCGCAGCAATCACCATCTCTGTGGCTGCTTCCCCGGCCGCCTGGATGCCGAACCGGCGGACGACACCGACGAACTCCTCCACGTCATGGCCCTTGAGGGTGAACTCCGGCTGGCCGGTCTGCTTATTGAACTTCGGGGCCCCGAACTCGTCGAGCGCCTGGGCGCAATGGAAAAGTTCATGGTCTACGAGGGCGGCAAAGCTCGCGTCCTCGCACTCATCCGCATACACCGCATCGAACGTGAGCAGAAAGTCCGGTATCTCGCCGAACCATTCCCGCAGTTGCTGCTCGGCCCGGGCCTTCTGCCACTTGCCGCCTTTGTTACCCCGGGCCGGCATCTCCGCCTGGCCGACGATACGGCGCATGTGGCGGGCGTTCTCGGCATTGGTCCAGAGGCAGGCAATGCGTGCAGCGTTGAGGTGCGCATGCTCCGGCGTGTAGAAGGGCCCGGCCTCGTCGAGGTAGGCCGCATGGATCCACTCCACGAGCTCGGGAGCGGGCAGGAATAGGTCAGGCGCGGTCAGCCCCTCCATCGACACGAGGTCGGCGGGCGGCCGCGGGCGGGAGAGTAGCTGTGTCACGTGCGCCATACTCAAATTATGTGCACAAGATGTGGCGGAACGCAACTATTTGTTACGCTATATGGTGTGGTATCCTCGTTCAGCGGCTCCCGGGCAGCGGCTATGGCCCCTGAAAGATGCGTAACTTTTCGTTACGATATTTCTTGCAAGTGACGGGCGAAGGGCTATAATGAAACGTGAATAAACACCAACAAACGAAAGCGGAGGAACATATGTTCGACTTTTCAAATACCAAAACCAGCAAAGAGGACAAGGCGCTAATTTTGAAAATCGCCCAGCGGCGCGTC